CTGGGCTAGTGTTGTTAAAAAGATCGAAAAATATCTAAGCTGGTACAAGGTTTAACTGATAATATCATTGATTGCAGATAGATCCTGGACTGTATGTTGCAGAGCCCGGACATATGCCCGATTCATATAGTTCCATGTGAATATTTAGCAAAAAGCCCCTTGCGGGGCTTTAGTTTTACGCTTGGTCTACGAACTTTTTCAGTTCTTCAGCCTTGGCCACAATGTCTGTGCTGGACGGAAAATCTGGTAAAGTTGGAAACGGATGCGTTTCTCGGTTGGCATCGGTTAGCTTGGAATGATATTCCTGCATCTTTGCTTCGCGAGTTTGATAAACTGGCGTTTGAAGAATTTCTCTGGCCTGGTTTAGAAGTTCGAGACGAATCTCGTAAGGTGTTTTGCTCATATTTTTCTCCTTTGTGTGTATGTGTGTAGAACACGAGCTGTAGCTGTTGCTACAAAATTATTTATGTTAATTAACCACAGCCAACAAAAAACCTGCCGAAGCAGGTTTCTTGCCTTCCCATCCCTGGGAATTCTCTGATTAGGAGAATGAAAGGTTAGACACAGCGATCTCGCCAACATAGTCACCAGCATTGCCGAAAGACGATGCAGTGTTTGTCAACTCGATGTAACCATAACGTGTCATGAATGACACCACTGGTTCGAATGTGCTTGGATCCAACACAACGCCTGAAGACATCAATGGGATGTATGGGCAGTAGAATGCTGGAGCGTCTGCTTCTGAAGAACCCTTGTAACCAACCAACACAGGAGTTGTGTCAGAAGCATAAGAGTCAACGAACACACGCATAGCGCCGTTCAATGTACCAACAAACTTGGTGTTGGTTGGAGCTTCGAAAGTACCTTCTGTTGTACGAGCAAATGCGCTTGTGGTAGCAGATTGCAACACTGTCAATGCAGCTGAAGACACAACAGCCCAGTTACCTGCGCCACGACGTGTGCGTTGTGCGATCAAGTTAGCTGTACGGTTGATCAACACTGCCAAAGCAGCGTGTTCGTCACCAACGAATGTAGCAGTACCAGAAACAGTAGCTTGGTTGTATGTGAACTCAGTTGCAGCCAATGAACGTAGAGACAACAAGATCTCTTGGTCAATTTCAGCTGTAATTTCTTGAGCCAACGCAGCCATAATTTCTGCTTCAACGTCAATACCGTGCATGGCTTGTGCATCTTGTGCAGATTCAAAAGTCCAACGAGCTTGCAACTTACGTGTGCGAGCTTCAACAGCTTGCTTCAAGATTTGCACAGAAATTTGCTTACCGCCAGTGCCTTCCATTACTGCTGTCTGACCACCAGTATAGTTGGTAGCAGTAGCAGTAGCTTGAGGAACTGTAGAGTATGCAGTAGCAATTGTGAATGGTGACAATGCTTCAGTACCTGCTGTGACGCTGGTAGCGGCAGCAGATGTGTCTGTCAAAGATTGGGCATAACGCACACGCAATGTGTGGATCTGTCCAACTGGGCCAGTCATGGGCTGAACACCAACCAACTCGTTAGCAATAACGGTAGGCATCACACGACGAATCACTGGCAAAATCACACGGTTAAGTGTGGCGATGTTGCCAGATGCTGTGGAACCAGCTGTTGCGTTTTCTTTCAAATACTTGCGGGTATTTTCAAGGATAACGCCCATGCTGTTGCGCTTTGAGCCGTTAAGACCTTCAAGCAATGCTTCTTTGGTCTCGCCCCAGCGGCTTTCTAATAGTTCTTGTGACATTTAAGTCTCCTATAAAATTTTTTATAACCCTGCCAGGCGCTTGAGGTCAATCACATTGCTGCGGTCTTCCTGCTGACTACTTGGAACAGTTTTATCCCCAGTTGATACGGAAACGTTTTCTGAAATCACTTTTTTAGCTTTAACAGAGCGGTCTTCCAACACAGCCGGTAGATACTTTTCGAATGCGTTTTTCAAACGGGATGTTTGTACGCTTTCCAGTAAATTACGCATAACATCTTGCTTCTCTCGGTTGAGAGGTGCAAGCAACATTTCCATGGTGCTTTCGCGCTCATTGGATTCTTTGATTATGCGTATTTCACGTTCTTTTGACTCGACAACGACTTTTGCTCGTTTGGCGAGTTTGATGGCTTCCGCCAATTGCTTGTCACGATGTGACAATGCTGAATACAACTTGCGAACTTCTGCTTTCTCATTGAGGTGAGTAGCACCAAATTCACTTGCGTATGCTTCAAAGATACGACGACCAAAATTGTTCTCACGAGCAACTTTGATGTCTTCCTGCAATTGTGTAAGTTCGGCCTTCAAATGACGGCTAACAGCTTGGCTCATCTTCTCAGCAGATTCTTTTACGAAACGTGCTTTGAGTGATTCAAGTTTACCACGTGCTTCGCGAACCAAGCGGACTTTTGTTTCCACTACGTCACGCTTGTCAGCGGCAAATTCTTGAATCTCATGTGCCAATGCATGTACCATGAAGTTCTCAAGTTTTTCAAGTCCTTCTGCATGCATTTTACGATCTTTGCGCAGTTCGCCAATTTCTTCTGCAAGTTTTGTCACCATAAAGCTGTTGAACTTTGTTGCTGACTCTTTTACCTTGTGTTGGAATTTGACGCGATCTTCAGCAAGTGCTTGCTTTTCAGCTTGTACTTGTGCAATCTCTGCGTTCAATCCTTCTGTTACCATTTTGTCTAAGGCTTCCACCATTACTGACTTGTCGTGCTCATAGCGTTGCGCAAATTCCTCACGGAGTTCTGCGCGAGCCTGTTCACGAGCTTCACTTAGCTTGGCTTCCCATGCTTCGTTAATCTCCATACGAGTTTCCTCGGTGATCAGGTCACTATCTAGCAATGGTTTGATAGCATCTAACATGCCTGGTTCTCCTTATATTTTGAGATCTCTGATGAGCTTTTTCACTTCATCTTTGAGATATCTCTGCACTTTGTTGTCTTGCCCAGACTCACGTGCCACCTCTAACAATCTATGACCGTACTTCATATTCATGAGACCTTCATATATTGCTTTGGGATAAGCATTAGGGGCACTGGGTTGTGCAACTACATCTATAGTGACTATTTCAAAGTCACTAACATGTCCGGTTCTGTCGTCTACGTTGCCGCTTCCGCGGCTGGATACTCCTAGCTTTACTCCAGATGTCAGCAAGGTTTTAATCAACTCGCCCATGGGCGTTGGTAAAATCTTTAATTTGCCACATCCAGCATCACCATCCATCCACATGCCGTCAACACTATGGCAAACACGGTCTAAGTTAATCTTAAGATCATCGGGATGATCCACTTCACCTAATACTGAATTACCTTCTTTAATCTGTTGATTAATAGTGTTTACCGCTTTGCTGATTTCGTGCAAGGGATATACTCTGTCGTTTGCATTGCGCTTGTTGCCTTCAATGCAAATACCTTTCAAATAGAGATGCTTACCTTGACCATCCGCGCTGGATTCCTCCAGCACTTGGATATTGGCCTGATTAAATGTAAGTTGTTCTCTTAGGGTTTTCATGGATTAACCGCGAGCTACTGGGCTCTTTGTGTTAACACCGCTGGCTTGACCCAGATGTGGCTTTGTGGCTGGCTTCAACTGTTGACCTTTGGATTGTGCAGGTGTGTTGCCCACTTGTCCGATCAAGTCTTTGGTTTGATTGCTGTAGGCTCCGGCTGCATCATGCTTGCCGCCACCTTCGCCACCGGTATGTACTGGTTTCACAGTGTTGCCAATTGGGCCTTTTGCACCTGCATTGGCAGCCACATTAGACTTCTTGTTGACGCTGCCTTCTTCTGAAGTCACTGGCTTTGGAGCTGCTTTCAAGCTGACTGCTTCAAACATGCCGTTATTTTCGTCCATTTCGCCGGTGTCGTCCATTTCGATGGCGTCGCCGCCTTCTTCTGGTCCAAAACCATCGCCGTCACCCATGTCGTGCTCTCCGCCCATCAAGTCTTCAAATTCGGCCATCAACTGGTCCAATTTGTCTTCAAGGTTGAGAATGTCGTCTTTGCTGGCCGGCTCATTGTCAGCGTCATGGTCGCTTGGGCCGCCCATGTTGTCCATGTCATGATCGCCACCAAATTCGTCGTGGTCCACAGGCTCTTCGTCTCCGAAGTCTTCTTCGCCTTCCATGCTCATGTCTTGCTCTTCGTCAGCTTCGATGTTGTCGATCAAGTCGTCACTGGCGTCGCCGCCCATGCCTTCTTCAAGTTCGTCATCCATGCCTTCTTCAAGGTCTTCGTCTGCTTCTTCTTGCATCAAGTTTTCATAAATCTCACGGCTTTTGGCCACAACGATGTCGTGGAAAAGTTCGCGAGCTTTTGCGTCTTCATCATTGATCACGTATTCGATCAATTGTTCAAATCTGTTCATAAGGAAACTCCTATAGGTTAAAGTGTAATGTTATTTACACACTAGGAGAAAA